TGCATCCCGCCCCTCCAGCTTCATCTCTTTGGCCAAACGTCGAAGGAATCGGGTATTAGATTGAGCACCGTGCATGTATATAGGAGACTCGAAAAACCAGACCGCGTGGATACCTCCGCTATAACTACGAGAGATATAGTTAACCGGATATTCGTGATCGATCAGTCGACGAACAATTTCTTCGAACTGCTCGTCAGTGAACCTAGCATCCCAGTCAGCGGAGACTCCATGAAGATAGCGGACAGGATTATTGCTCGAAACTCTTTGGTTCGGGTCAACGCCCTCGCATGTACTATATGCTAAATATCTAGTACTCGGCCTAGCCGCCCATTGCTTGTATTCATTTGAGTCTCTAAATTCTGGCAGCTCGAAATCAAGCTCCCAAGGTTTGCTTTTACTAACTTGGCTAGCGCTTAAGTTAGGAATTGTAAATAAGTCCATAGTATAATACCTCCTCCATCACACGTGTGGTTTGATCCTCTAATTCTTTGAAACCGCACTCATTATTAATTATCCCGTCTACTAAATGTTCAGTCAGCCCCGCCTCACTGATGTGCTCATCATCCGCTGACGCTTTCTGTCGATTAACTAAGATCACCGATCCGCCTTGCTCCTGAATAAACCTTGCCTCGTTGTCGAAGCGGACATCATCGATTACATAGTTAATCGATGGATCTAATCGCTTCTTTAATGCCTCGATCCAGATCGTATCTTTCACGGTCTCACGTCCCCATGACGTCCCCAAAGACTGCATGAGCTGTCTGGGGCTTTGCCCGAATTCGTCTAATACGATCTCTTTAAAAACTGGATCATTGATCTCAGTATCTCTAAGCCCCATGGCTTTGAGCATATCCTTGATCGGAGTCGCGAAACTGATCTGCTCGTAGCCGTAATTTTCGTTTAAAATTTTTCCGACTGTTGATTTGCCGGAACCCTTCTTGCCACACAGCCCAATGATCATTTTGTATACTCCTTTGTTATGATTGCTTCACTCGCGAGTGGGACATCCTTCATCCATTCCGGCCCTTCGGTCATGAACTTCTGTATGTCGTTCTTCGCTTCCTCAGCGTATTTTTCCTCTACCTCGACGACGACTTCATCATGGACATGGAGAACCACATCAAATGCAGCGTCGTATAGATTTTTAAGAATGAATCCGAAGCAGTCGCGCGCAAGCGATTGGACACTGTTTTGAAACAGGTTTGCTCCATACATTTTCGTACGTCGAATAGATCCCATCTGGGTTGCACAGGTCACCCCGTCCGGTTCGTGCCGGCATCGAAAATATTTCAGAGTTCTACCGCTTGGAATTTCGATCTCAAAATCATCTCCGTCACTAGCCGCCTCCTTTAATTGACGGTCTAGATTTTTCCACGCAGAGGTGATCTTTGGGTTCTTATCGCGGAAGTCCTGGACCTGGATGAACGCGTTAACCCACTGCCTTCTCTCCTCGACGGACAACGTGCTGTATAAGCTAGCCTTGCCGGGTTGGTATGTCTTAGCGAAGTTCTGGAATCTCAATTCGTCCGCACGACTGAAGCTAGAGTCGAGAATCTGAGTCTGACCATATTGCTTAACAGTCTCAGCAAATTTAAACCAACCACTCCCGTATCCAAGCTGAAGCACACGAACCTTGGCGAGCAGATAAAGCTCAGGATCTTCGTCCTTTAATTTCCCGCCTGTCCACCCCATTGTCTGTCTGGCGTGAGCTTCGTAAGGACTCATGCCTTCGGCCACAAGGCGGAGGAATTCAGTATCGCCAGCTAGGAATGCAGTTAATCTTGGCTCGATCTGCGAAAGGTCAGCTACTATCAGAGTTTTGCCGTCGGGCGGACTAATCACATTACGGATGTTGACTCCGTACTTAGTTTCCCGCGGCATATTCTGAACATTGAATCCAGCATCGCCAGACCATCTTCCGGTAACATCAGCACCCCAGTACTTAAGGTTGTAGCTCATACGACCTTCGGTTGTCAGTCGATCGCGTACAGATTTAAGACGCTGAAGATGCATGTTGATCCGATTATAATTTTGCATAGCGGAAACGAATGTCAGTTTCTCGCCATGCTCCTTAATCCAGTCCGCAAGCTCCTCGCTTCCCTGTGCCATACTCTTAGGAGGCTCGACTCCTGCTTTGCGGCACTCAATCGCCATAGCTTTCTTCGAGTAGACTACATACTCCTTTTTAGTGTCTGGATCGATTTCTCCGTACCAAGGGAGACTAGTCTTTGCTTCGAATAGGTGACCTTCTAATTTATCGATGCCATCTTCGACCTTTCTGAGGTTCACAGGCAATCCATCATAAGCCATTGTTCGTGTCATGTGGGACAAAGTCCTTTCGGTCTCAGGCCACTGGTCGTAGAATCTCTCCCAGATTTGGTAGGTGTATTTCGCGTCGTCTAATGCGTACTGAAGAACCTCTTTCGATTCATCCATGGCAATCATGTCATCCCATGTCTTACCCTTCATGTTGGCGCGAACTCCTTTGTCCATGTCGACACCTAGGATCTCTTTGGCTGCTCCCTTAAGATTCCTCTGGTATTGGAAATACACGCACATGTCCGCCGAGCAGATCCAGGAAACATCTAATTTCTTTTTCTTTCGTCTGCTCATACTGTGATCTCCGTTGGAATAATCCCCAACTCTTGGCACCGCTCGAAACAGCGCTGGTCAAAGCTGGCGTTGTGTGCGATTAAAGTATACCCATCAAGACGCTTCCAATCGAAGTCTTTGGTCGGTCCGACATACTCGAACTCTGGGCAATATATAGATACCAAGTAGGCATCAAATTCATTGTGGTGAACATACTGGTAAGTACTGCTACCTTGTATGCTGTAATCCTTTGAATAAAAGGTTTCAAAATCTAGGGCTGCAAATTTTTGTTTACTCATGCTTTTAGTGGTGTGTTGTTAGTAGCTCCCCGCGGTGTGGGAGGGCGGGGCACTATGTCCCCACCCCCCGTATTTCTCACACCACATGAGAGCTGAGTAATCAGCTAAAGTCCTTTAGCCATTCTACGAACTTCTTATCGTGACGGGCTCCCTTGCGTAGCTTTGGAGCATGGACAACATTGTTCCCCGCTTTCACTTTTTGAGTGCTGAGCATAAAGGATCCAACGTTAATACCATCCCGGTAGTACATCTTCCCGGCGGTAAATATCGGTACCGCTGCATGCTTATACGCAGTTCCCTTAATTCTCCAGATGGCGAACGCATAGTTCTCACCATTATATTCGAATGGAAAGTTCGTGGTATCATCGCCACCTTTAATACATACCAACGCATCAGCGATAGGTTTCCAGCTTGCTGGATTTCCGTCCTGCCACACGAAGGTTGCTTCTGGGTCAGCTTCGAGTACCTCCGCCTTCGTATTGAAAATGCGAGGGATTTCTCCGCTGTCCCATTCGATGTTCTCCTCGAACATTTTTCCGATACGGCAGATGGTAATTTCTACCTCTTGCTCCCCATTACTGATCTCGGTCTCACCGTCTAGGACAATGGTTCCTTTTTTGTAGGTCTCAGACAATGCTCCAACCCCCTGTGCAATTTGCAGCTTAGGAAAGCTGATATCGCTAGCGTCGAAGTCACCCACCAGACCCGCGCCGGGAGCGATCGCCAAGGAAGCTGTTGGACTCCCCTCAATGATATCGCCTGTCGCGCTTGTTATTTCAGTCGTTTCGGACTGTGTTTCAGATAATGCTGTTTTAGCCATTTTATTTTTCTCCTTTTTTACTTTGTTATACTTATGTTAGGTAAATGTTATACATATTGTTTAAAGGTTCTGGGATTTACGTAGGTAAGGACTACGGTCCCGATCTTCTTCCGCGGGAAGCACGCCAGCTTCCTCGAGGCTTAGCTCAACAACACCGCGAGCATTCTTTTTCTGACCACGCTCCAACTTCTCAGAATACTTCTTTGCGAGCTTAGTTAGACTGACGCTGCATGCTGACATGAATTCGTCTGGTGTCATTAAATGCTCCAATGCATCATAAGCTTCCTGCGCATCCTCAATCTTCATTACTGCGTTTCTGTAATGTAAATCATACCCAGGTATCTCCTCACCGTTTTCAACAGCCAGCTTCAATGCCTGCTTCTTCGCGGCTTCTTGCCACTTATTAACCACAGATGCTACATTTAGCATCTTAGATAAAACCACAGGATCCTCGACCTTTTCAGGAGCGTAACTACCCCACAGAGTCATCTCAAAATCGTCTACACTTTCGCTGTACTTCTTCGCTAATGG